TGGCCTGTACCTGCAACACCTGTAAGTGTAACTGTGTTGCTGTGCTCTAAGGCTCCTACTGCACCCGTACCTACAACACCCGTAAGACCAGCAGCAGTATTAACTTGTATCGTACCTAGAGCAGTACTACCAAGAGTACTATCAGTAATACGCTCCGTAACATCTATCTCAAAGCCACCAGCACTTACAGGTTCTACTGCTGTTGTGCCTACTACACCTGAAATAGGTTGTACTACATTTACAGTTACTGTATTGGTATTAGTAGTTGCTGTAACTTGATCTAAGTTACTAACAATAACCTTACCGTAACGTGCTGTACCATAGACAGCTACACCATATACTGCAGCGTTGACGGTAACAGCCATAACTGTTTATCCTTTAAGCAATACGAATGATTGCTGTACTTGCTCCTGCAGCAGGGAACTCAATAGTTAAATCACCTGCAGTAGCACTTACTGTACCACCAAAGTCAATTACTGCAATAGCTTTATTTGTTTGACCAGCATTATAAATAATACATCCATCTGCTGAAGTAGTTACGTCTGCAAACGTTTCATCTGCAAAGTCTACAATAGCTGTTGTCCCACTTACTGAAATAGCTGCACTGTCAAGTACATTACCACCTGCGCTATAGTTTGTACCAGATGACTCATCAGAGTTACCTGTCACGTCACTGTAATTAGTTGTAGCTGCACCATATGTACCGCTAGGTGAAGCCTTAATCAAAGCAAGCTTAATGCTATCAGTGTCTAAATCATGGACACCACCAAGTAGCTCTGACTTGAAACTTGTACACATTGCTGTTGTAATAGCCATGTTTTAGATCCTTTAGATATGAGTAAGGGGCCACCCGAAAGCAGCCCCAAAAAAGTTTTACTTATGCAAGTGCGTCACGAGCTACTTCATCAGCAGCAGTGTCACCCATGTCTGTGCAATCCATTAAGACAGCCCATACACGGAACTCACCAGAGGTAACTGCACCACCTGAAAGAGCAGCAATAACAACATCAATGTTGTCATCAGCTACAGCCATTACTGGCTGATAAGCTGCAGGGTTCTGTGACAGAACGCCAGCTGCAGATGTTGCATCAAAGGTAGCAGCAAATACGTTGGGGTCAACGCCTGTACCTAAGTCTACTGTAAAAGTAGAACCGTCAGTAGCAGTATCAACTTCAATACCTGCGTTCAAAACCATAGTACCTTTTGGTACAGCAATAACAGGAATAATATCGGTTGCTGCAAGAGCAGAACCTTTATCTGATAAAGCTGTAGCCCAGTTCAAGGTAGTTTGAACCATGAAAGGGTTACGTCCACGCTGAGAGTTTCCAGCAGCAGAACGAAGAGTATTATCACCAAGTGCCATATCTCACTCCTCCCTTACAGACCAGATGTGTAGATTGCATTAACCAACGCTTCTGGACGTAGAATTTTGCGCCCGTAAAGGTGCATACCACGTACAATGTCAGCAAATGAATCTGGATCACGATAAGTCTCAGTTTTGTTGATCTGCTCAGCAGTAGCCGCAGCAGTCGAATGTCCAGCTACCAACACACCGTAGTGAGTTGAACCTGTAGATGTAGTTGAGGTTGGACCATCACCTACTTCTGGCAGATTGTTAGACATATAGACTTTAAAGCCGTGGATATTGTTGAAGATCAAGCCGTTCTGTAAACCTGAACCACCAAAGTCTGCGTTCAAAAGACGTGAGTCTTCATCCTTCAAGAGTTCAGCAAATACAGGGTCTAGAACCAACCAACGACCATTGGTATCAACATTCTGTTGGTCCAACTTACGTGACATCCGTGCGATAACCTGCATAGGTGTAGCGTTAGCTGTTGTAGTGTTCAACGAGTCAGCACCTGTACGGGGCTTAACTACGATTGAGTTACCACCTGAACCACCGTTGAAGTCAGAAGCGTCAAGCTTCATGCTTGCAAGCAGTTCATCAGAACCAGCAGTTGAAACAGCTTTAGTGCCGTTCACTGTTGTGTTTGCAGCGTTTGCTTTGCCGTGGATAGCTGATTGCTTGAAGCCAGACATGTAACCAAGAACGTCTTGGTCAAACTGGTCAGCCAAACGATAAGCTGCACGATCAGATGCAACACTTTGGAAGTTGACGTGGGAGTGCGCTTCTTCGATGTCATCGACTTTGAAAGCAAAATAATTGGCTTTATCTACAGTCAATGAAAAGTCTTCATCGTCAAGGTCTTGTGGTGTGATAGTCGTGCCACGGGCATACGACTTCACAGTAATTTCGGGTTCTTTGATAATCTTAACGGAATCACCCATGTTAGCAATCTCTCCGAAATAATCAGAGTTAGTGATTGCTTCTACAATAGACGCCTTGCGGAAAGCAAGTTGTACCTGTTTACTGTAGATAACTGGGCTGAAATTACCGTTTGGTAGATTACCATAACCCGCAGCAGTTGCGAAAGCCATGATATAATCCTCCTGAGATAGTTAGGCTTATTGGGTTTTTTAGCGATAAGCTTTTACAGTCTGGTAAGAGGCTGTTCTTTCTAGGGTGCAACTTACATAAACATGGCCTTGTTTAAATGTAAGTCGGGCCTGTACTTGACCAGGTGAGTCTTAACATATTTGTCTTCGCTTAGTTTGTTAAAGTAAAACTATGGTAGCTACAATGTAGGGCATAGGTTTACTTTTCTTAACATACACAGTTATACTTATAGATTGTGTAATGTCAATACCTTATTTAACGTGCACCACCAGAAACATCATAAATAAACTTACCACTACGGATAGATTCCATGATCTCGTCTGAACGGCTCTCATATTCTTCTGCACTCATGCGCTGAACCGTAGACTCTTTCAAGTGTCCTGCAGGGTTGTCATTGTCTGGTTTACTTGTACGTTTAGTTCTTACAGCAGATGCAGCATCTCGTGTACTCTGCCGTTTACCTTTAGTGTCCATGCCTTTGTCAACCTTGTACAGATCAATAACACGGATCACTGACTGTGGATCGTCTTGGTTCTCATACAGTGCGTCTTGCACCCACTTAGGCTGTTCACCTGCCCAGTCGTGGAACTCATCACTTGAACGTAGATCGTCAAAGTCACTGTGCATTGCACGGATCTCGTTATGTGCTTTTGTGCGCTGGGCTTGGGCGTTGATCTCATCAATCTCCTTCAAGCGTTCATCAGCGTACTTAAACTTTTCTTGTGCTTTCTTTTCAGCAATCGTTTCAACTATGCCAGCAATCTCAGGGTACTTCTTAGCCCACGCATCAATGCTTTCATCTGAAGTAGGAGCACGTACTTTACCTTCTTTCTGCACTTGTTCAAGCTGAGCTTTCATTTGCTTTAGCTCTTCAGCTTGCTTGTTCATGTGTGTGCGAAGATCACTGTAGCGTTTCTTGTATGTACGTTCCTCGCCTGATACTTCAGCTTCCTCTTGTGCTTTCTCAGGTTTAGCTTCTTGTTGTTGCTTATGCTCAGCTTTATGCTCAACTTCCTCAGTACGAGCTTTCATTAGAGCTTCAAGTTCAGCTTCTTCCTTCTTGATCTTTTCTTCTAGAGGAGTGTAGCTCTTTGGGTTAACAAGCCCTGCTACTTTTTGTGTTTCTACTTGTGCTAGTTCAGGCATAGTCATAGTTCCTTTTTTTATGTTGGGGCCAGCATTATTGCTGGGTAGCCTTATAGTTATTTAAGGGGGAGGGTTTATTCATCCCACCCTGTCATTGCAGCTTTTTTACCTGCTTCAGGGGTAAAGTCTTTTTTGTTCTGTTCTTGTATATCTCTCATCATATCTGCAGCAGAATAATCATCATCTCTTTCAGGTTTTACGGGAGTTGTTGTAGTTTCGATACCAGCTATAGTTTCTCCTACTGCTCTACTTGGTGGAGCAAATGCATCTTCCATATAGTTGGATGTCTCTGAACCATACTGAGCTAGGTTTCTTTGTCTTACAGCCTCTGTTGTAGGCATACCAGTTACAGGATCTAAGTCACCCTGTCTACCAAAGAGTCTGTCAAATATATTCCGATCATCGTCTGACTTATAGTCACCGCTAAACGGATCAGCCACACTAACTGCATAACCTTCTTTTTGTAAAGCAGAACCCGTAATATATCTAGTAGCATCTGCTGCAGATATAATATCTTTATCTGAGGAAGATTGCATTAAGTTTATTGCTTGTGTGTGCGCTGCTTCAGCTTGTTGTTGCTTCATCTTTTTAGCTAACATAGGAAGACCTATGCTTCCTATAGGACCACCTATAACTGCACCTAACGAAGATAAAATACCTTTTTCTACTATATTTAAACCTAAAGGATCTTCTCCTTTTCGTATTTTACTGGCTAGATCTTCATTATAATCTTTGTAGTCTGTATTTGTCCAGTCACTTACTGCTGTATTTCTCCAACTTTTTTCTGTTTCTGATACAGCTTTATCATCGTCATCACGCTCACGTTGAACTTGCTGTTGCTCTTCTACAACAGTTTCACCTTTAGGTCTATATCCTTCAGGTATACGGCTCATTGGCCTACCGTTAAAGAAGAATATAATTATCTCTCTACCTGTATCAGAATCAACAAATGTACGAGACTCAAAGCCTGTGTATACAGCACCTGTACCACCGTACCGTCCATAGCCGCCACCTACAGGTTTAGGTACTTCCGTTCCTGGGATGTTACCACCTTCAGCGTAACCCTCTTTAAGTTCTTCGTCAGCATCATCATCAGACTCTACTTCAAGCTCATCATCACGGAAAGGTAACTCATCACCTTCTTTAATGCGCTCCCAACCCTCTTTAGCTGAACCTAGTAGCTCATCGAAGAAGTCTTCACCAAAGTAACGTACAGCATATGCAGGTATGACGTACTCGTTTTCACTTACTCTGATGTCAATGTCATCACGTACTTCAGAAGGTAAAGCACCTACAGGAGCAGTATTGCCGCTTACAGGGTCTACCTGTTCGTCGAGCAGCATATCATTCATCTCTTCATCCATGTCAGTTACTGCTCCACCCTCGTTGTATCCTTTATGTTCCATATCAAGCTTAGCGTTCTTAGCTAAAACCAATGGACCTATCTGTATTACTTCATCAGCTTCACGTACAGGTGCATGTTTACTTTCACCTGACCTCGCATAAAAACCACCCTGTCTACGTGGATCAAAGCCTACCTGCGTCCACTCAGGATCGTTTAAATACTTAGCTGCCTTATCACGTATCTCTTCTACGTCTAGATCTTTTATTTCCCCTGATACTGTAGCGTAACCAGTTTTACCTGCTTCGCCAGTACCAATCTTTTCTGATGTCTTCTGAGAAGCTAAGAATCTTACAGGCTTATCATCTACACCTTTATAATGAATAGCTTTAGCGTAATGCGTTACACCTTTTTCAGCAGTAGATGTACCAGCTACAATCCATGTATCAAAACGATTATACGCAGGGATGTCTAACCTACCGTTAAACTTATCACCTACTTTTAGTGATGACTTTTCTACGTCTAAGTTTTTAACTGCTTTGTCAGGTAGTATGAACTTACCTTTTTCTCTTTGGTCTGGCTTTAAAGAAAATACAGTAGCTTTACTTGAAGGTTCTCTAGGTAATGCATCCCAAGCTTCAACAGGTTTATACTTATCTACGTTCTCTAAATGTTGTTCTCTAGTAATTTTACCGTCAATTAAATCTTTAGTTGAATCTTCTAATTCAGGTGTACGAATAGTAGGACTAACATCTCGTGATTCCGTTACATATTCACTGACAGTGTTTTGCCAATCGTCAGGAGTTTCTGCTTTATCAAACTCTGCCATCTTCTTTTGGTAATCAATGTTAGATACCTGTGGTGTTACTTCTTCTACAGGTGGCTTTAGTCTAACATTACCACCCATAACACCTAACGCATTAGGATCAACTTCAATACGCTTACCTATATCTACAGCTTTTCTAGCGCCAGCTTTAATAGCGTTAGCTGCAGCGTCACCTAATCCTGGTACAAGCCCTACGATTGCTGCACCGCCCAGCGCACCAGCTAAGTAGTAATTAGGATCATCTTTCTGTAACTCATCATAAACTTCTTTAGCTGCCATAGCATCACCAATGACAGGCGTAGCTGAAGCAACAAAGGTAGTCGCATCTTTAAAGGATACATCAGGTACATCTACAGCTAAGTTTTTTGCTTCTTCTGCGTATCCTAAGTATTCTTCTTCAGTTTGGGCCATTCACTTCATCCCTTAAATAAGCTAACTTACGTAAAGCTGCAATCTCACCTTGGGTACGATACATACCTTCCATAGTACTTTCTTGTTCTAACCTGCGCTGGGCTGTAGATATTTTAGTATTAAGCGTTTCTACAAAAGAATCCCATAGAGGTTTATCGTTTACTAACTTTTTGATGCTGCTCATGTGCCGCTAAAACCTTGCTCACCAGGAGTTGGTACTGTACCTGTACCTATGTTGCCACCACCTGCACCTGTAGTATCACTCACTGCTACCCCTGCTTGCTCTGGGGCTGCACCTGGATTAGGTGGTGCGGGTGGTCCTTGCATTGCTGCACCCTCAGGTGGTTCAGGTGGCTGTGTGAACTTCTTTAGTATCTCAGCTTGGATAGCTGCATCACTCAATGAGTTAGTTACTTTATCAGGATCAAGATCCATAGACTTAGCTATCTCACGAATAATGTAGTCGCTCTTCACAAACGGCATAAGCGCTGGATTAGAAGCTACACCCATAAACTGCATCAAGCGCTGTGAGCGTAC